CCCCTGCTAACGCTTCACTTATTAGTAATTCATCTTCAGATTTCACAAACACCCGAACTACAAGCAAGTTGTTGAGCACCTTCAACATTGTCTGTATTTTCAATGAATGATTCCCAGTCAATAGTTGTAGGCATATTTGCTTTCAACTCATTGTATAGAGTAGCATCAATCTCTTCATATGGCGCTTGCTTATAAGTACCCCCATCCCAAGGTAGGAAGCTAATACCACTAATCTCATCAAAGTGTTCCCATACCCATGCACCTACAGCAGGCCAATCTCGTTCTTTGACATACACTGTAATTGATGGCTTATGTTCACACCAATGACGCTGATAAGTTAACCACAACTTTAGATGAGTAAAACTATCCAACTCATCTCGTGTAACACAACCATCAGGACTCTTCATAGGGAAACTAAAGATGGTAGTGTCATAGGGCTTCATTACATCAGCTTCTGATGGTACACCTTGTCCCTTTAGAAACTCTGTAATAGGGTCTTTATTATCATTCCGAACACGCCTAATGTAATAGTCACTATGACGAGCATGAATACCAGAGGCACTATCAACCAACTGACTAACAGTACCAGAAGGTTTAACACACGTAACAGCAGTTGACTGGGGGATTCCCAACGCATCAGCAAATTCCTTATTAGTAGCAATGGCTAAGTCACGCAGCGATTCAAGACGTGATGACAGACCATTGTCATTAATTCCATTTAACAATGGGCAATCTAGGATACCAGTAATGGATACACCTAGTAAACGTTCTTCCTCAGTGTTCTTCTGCCAGACTTTCCTTAGATATGGGAAATCCGTAAGAGTAGATTGGAAAGTGCCAAGGATAGAGGCCAATCTAACTTTTCTTTGTAGACTTGCTTCATCATCTGTGTCTCGTGCGACCACTTCTGTAAGGTTACAAAACTGATACGGACGTAAGATGATTTCGGAGCATGGATTAGTCCCAAATTCATAGTTGCTATCTCGCCGTCCATGTTTAGCAACAGTAGACTTAGCTGCGGTTCTTGAGAAAATGCCACGTTCTCCAGAGTATGATTGATACAATGCCAACCATTCTGACATAAATTCCCCAACGCTGGGTCGTTCATTATAGCTTGCGCTATTGTTTGCAAGGGCTCGTTGTCCTTCTCGCTCCCACCACTGTCCAGCTTTGGCATGTCGCATCCTATCATCTGACAAATCACTTAGGCTAATCATTGCACTTCGACGTACCCCACCAACAACCACGACTTCTCCAATCTTGCACATAATGTCATGGCATTCCAAACTAGTAAGCTTTCGACCTGCCGCACCTTTAAATTTATTAGTAACAAATTCAAATAGTTCAGTGAGTGGCTTTGGCCCACTAGCTCTACCGCCAAAGGTTTTGAGACGTGCCCCGGCTGGACGTACTTTGGATACATCCCACTTAGGAATTTCACCCGAATATAATAGGGCAATGAGTTGACGTAAACTTTTTGCCCAACCTGCTTTACTATCAGATACAGAAATAGTAGTATCGCTATTAAATAGTTGCGTAGGTACTTCAGGTAGCTTGTTAACATACTTACTCTCAACAGAGAATCCAACACCAGTGCCACACAACAAGATGTACATGGCTTCATCAAATGATTTAACATCATCAACAGGTAGGTATGAACAATTATACCCTGCTGTATTATCACGATCTAAAGCCTCACCAGCAGTCATTACTGCTCGCATGGAGGGCATAACTTCACAGGTTAGAATTGCATTATATAATTCATCTTTAAGCTTATCTGTAAGAATATAATCATTCTTCTTACGTAGTTGATTGTCAATAAATTCTACGTAACGCTCTACTGTCTCAGGCCAATGCTCACGTCGGTTTTTATCATCTAAGAATCGACTGTAACGGCTCTTAGCAATAAATGTCTCATAAATACCCATATTATTCATTATCTAATCCTTCTTCGTTATATAGTGCTACTTCTACAATGCATAGGTATGCGCTGAAATAAACTCCCGGTGCAGGAGCAAATTCAAAACCTATTGCAAATCCTGTCATAAATCTAAATGCAAGTGACAGCATATTTTATTATCTTTCTTGGCTAAATTATAAATGGTGCTAAAGATCATCGGTCATCTCCACTTCCTTTAATGACCCCTCTCTCTTTGCGACTACGTAGCTTGTTTACGTTACTAATAGCAACATCATCTAAAGTCATGCCATACCATTGTGCAATCATAGCTACAAAGAATAACACATCACCTAGTTCCTTTTTTAGGGGGTCTTGTGGAACTTGACCTCGATTGTCCCGTACTGCTTTTGCTAGCACGTCCAACACTTCCCCCGTCTCTGCTCCTAGACCGTACACTAGGTACTCCCTGTCGTGTGCTTCTGGCAGTAGAAACTGTTTTACTACTTTTTGATACTCGGTTAGAGTCATTCTTTTCTTCCTTAGTTTTAACTTTATGGCATGTTGTACACAATACCTGTAAGTTATGTTTTTCACAAAACATCCTACTAATGTATACATCCCAAGATACAAAACCAGTAGCTGGATTAACTACTGGTTCTATATGATCTACTTGTACGTCTTTAGATGTATATTCATTATGGCAACTAGCACACTTGTAATGCATAGCTAGTTTACCTGTCTTCTTATTAGTTTTTCTACCTAGCTCTGCATCTTTAAGTGCTTTCCATTTAGGGGGCCATCTACGCATTCCACCACGTAGCGTACTAGTAATGAAACTTCGATAGCGCCCCTCTGTCCATTCACCATCGTTGTGTATTATACTCATGCATACATCACTTAATAAGCTCCAGATTAAAGAATTTTTCAACGGTTTCTACTACATCATCAAAACTTACGCAATAGATTTCCTCAGCAGTCCAAAGTTCAGAACTATTACGTCCACGTATTTTTACAACATAACCATTACTAATTTTAGTAATATTTGCGTCATCAAAAGTGTTACGTTTTACAATTTCCATATATTTCACCTTTTGTCCACTGTAGGACACCTACAATTAAATAACCAATCCCTGTTGCACCTACTATTAAGTGTTCCATACTTGGTTTAATGTAGGATAACATTGTAACAAAATAGTTTTGCATTGTTCAGCTACTTCACGGTGTTCCTTTTGAGTTGATACATCTGTACGTACATCAATGTAATGAATCCAGTTTCGTAAAGTTCCTTTCATATACATACGACTCATAGTTAATCCCTCTGGCAATAGTTTACGTGCTACTTCTTTAGCTACTCCTTTAGATAAGGCATCATTATACGCCTTAGTTGCAACTGAAATAACATCATCTTGTGCTTTATTCCACATAGCATGAATGTACTCATCGTCAGTTGTTAAACTACTTTGCCTATTCTTACTATCTTGCATACGTGGTTCAGACATTACAAACTCACCAACCTTAGCATAACGTTGACTAAACTCTTGGAAATAGAAACTGCGATGGCGTAACACTTGTCGTGCTATATCGTCTTATTATTTTGATTCTCTGGATTACTTACACGTGCCATGTAAGCTACCAAATCCTCACCGTCAGGAGTGGCCCATATCAGACTTACCTTGTTCATATTCTTTTACCTGTGCTTTCCAATCTTTAGTACGCTCGTTATTAATAACTTCACGCTTCTTATTCTTCCCAATCTTCTCCAAGGATAAAGTCGAACGGCTCATCTTCATCAAAGTCTTCTTCTGTATGGTCATATGCTTCAAAAAATTTATTATAGTTTGCAACTAGAACATCTGGTAATAGGTTAATAAAATCCTCAATAGATAGTCCTAGTGCAATTGTTAACTCTGTAGGGTCATCAAAGTTCTCTTCAATAAATTGTTTTACTTTCCATAGTTTATCGTTGTAGTTCACCGTACCGTCTCCCTAAGTAATCAATTGATAAGAACATCTCATCAAAATGACCATCGTTAACCTCATTCAACATTACTAATCCTCGCCAATGTTTATTACTTAACTGATCCATATAACTTTCGTCATGTAAATAATAACTACCGGCGATTATAGCACAAATAGATTTACCATCTGCACGTTTACCATACGCTACTTGTTTACCTTGTTGATGACCAGCAATGCAAGACATATGGAGCTTACTAATAATAGCCCCAGCAGTACCAGCGGCCCTGCCCATTGCTCCAACAGGCCAATAGTGGTTGAAACCAACACCATTAATAAAAACAGGATATAAGAATTCATGTACTTCCCAATCTTTTTTGTAACATAAGTCTTCTGTAGAGATTAACCCCTCAAGGGTTGGATTGTTATTAACTGCTCTATTGATACGATTCTCGTGATTACCTAGCAGCATAACCATTCGAGGCTTATACACCTTCTCTTTGTTCTTCTTCTGCTTACTCTGTAACTCACGTAGTGGTTCAAGAAACTGTTGCATAGCTTTCTTAACTACTTCCACATCTTTCTTATAACGCAATCCTTCAAAGTATTTAGACCCTTTAACATCATGCGTTGATAAGGATGGCATGTCAGCAAAGTCACCTAAGTTTACTACAACATCAGGTCGGTAGTCAATAATTGCTTTACCGGCCCATGTTAAGTGTTCTGTAGGTACTCCTTCTTTAACTTGTGCATCTGGTATTACTAGTATCTTCATTGTATGTTTTAAAAAGGTAGTTCGTCTTGTTCAATTACTAGAAATGCTTTAACAGTTTGATACTTACATATTTGGTTATGCTCTTGATACTTTGCCTCTTTAGTAGCACTTGTCTTAGATGCATATAGTTTAGGTGTAGTAGTATTTTGCATACATTTAAACATATTTTCGTCATTAATGTCTTGCAATACCCAAGCTTCTTTAATTACTTTCATTAGTAATCTCCATAACACGTGGCACATCTACTACTTCAACTAGAAACTCTGGGCCACTAGCATACAAGAATGTACGCATCTCAGGCCAGCATTCCTTCTTAAAATTGCAATAAGAACAACTTGTACATAGCTTCTTATTCTTACTGGTTTTACTTGCAGGGACGGCTTCTAGTCGTTTTATTGAATTAGGTGACCCCATAGATACAGTTTCAACAGCTTGCTCAGCTTGTAGCTTAAACAATCCTTTGTTAACCTCAATAGGGTAATAGTTTACATGACCTAATTCTTT